TGAACGGTATCTTCAACATTGCTGATGATGGTAGTGATGCATGGGATGAATGGCAGAATCACACTTTAAACATTGCAACTGCAACTGACACTGTGGGAGCATCTAACAAAATTGGTGCAACAACAGCAGGTGATGCTGTTCAGAAGGCTGTTGGTGATGCTTTCAATGAATTCAGCCTTGCAATCATGCACAGTAAGGTTGCAAATGGACTGGCAGGACTTGAACTTCTTGAATACCGCAAGTACACTGACCCCATGGGTATTCAAAGGCAGTTAAGACTTGCTGATTACAATGGATTGACTGTTCTAATTGATGATGGTGTTCCTGTAAAGAACAGTGCAACTGCATCTGGCGCAAAGGAATATACCACTTATCTGTTTGGTATCGGTGCAATCCAGTATGCCCCTGCCCCTGTGGATACACCTGTTGAGGTTGTTCGTGAAGCAAAGAAGGATGGCGGTTACAATGAACTTATAACAAGAATTCGTGAAACCTTCCATCCGAACGGATTCAGCTTTGTGAAACCTTCTGATTCTTATACCGCTTCCCCCACTGACAATCAGCTTGGTGCAAATGCAAATGGTTCTTCCAACTGGGTAATTGCAGGAAATCCGAAGAACATTGCGATTGCAAGAATCATATCCAATGGCTAATAAAAAGCTGATTAAATTCAGCGAAAGGGGGTTGTACTGATGTTCATTGTTATTGAAAATCGTGTTTATGCTTTTGTAAAAAATGCATCTGGTAAATATCCGCTTGTATCCATAACAAAGGATGCAAGCGGTGCTATTACCATAAAAGATAAAGGTGAAGGCATTACAACCCTTCCTGCAATGTATAAAAAGATGACCTTGGAAGAAGTCATTGCAGCTTTCAACATAGCCGATAAAATTGTCGGTGACAACAAAAAAGCTGCTGATACAAATGAACATAAACCTATTACAGAAGCAAAAAGAAAGACTACAAATAAAAAAAGTTGCAAAATGAAAGGGGTGATAACCAATGGCTGATATATCTGACAGATTGGAAGCTTTGATTCAGACCATACAGAATGTATCAAGCCTTGGTGCATCCTTTGTTTATGATGTTGGGAAGCTGCTTGAATCATTCGGTTATGAAATGCAGGATGGTGATGATTGGCTTCTTGGCTTCTGCATTCAGAAGGTAGAAAACAGCATCAAAAATGAATGCAATGTTTCAAGTGTTCCTTGCGGATTGAAAAAAGTGGCTGCACAAATGATTGTTGGCGAATTCTTATTTGCAAAGAAAGGGATTGGGCAATTACAGGGGTTGGATATTGACATTGATGCAGCAATCAAGCAGATTCAGGAAGGTGATACAAATGTGACTTTTGCTTTTGGCAACGGAAGCATGACACCTGAACAAAGACTGGATTCGCTGATTGCTTATTTGATGACAAACGGTAAAAAGCAATTTATCCATTACAGGCGGTTAAGATGGTAAGGAAAGCGATTGAAAGTCTGTACAAAGATAAATGTTCCATTGTGGAATATAGGTCTTATAAAAAAGCAAATAAATCCACTGGACAGAAAGAATTTACCGTTCTTCAAGACCAACCCTGTAAATTGTCCTTTTCTACAATCAAGAGTAACACAGAAACCGCAAGTGCTGAAATGGTTACACAGGTGGTTAAGCTGTTCATTGCGCCTGAAATTGTTATCAAACCAGGTTCGAAGATAATTGTTGAACACCAAGGCAGAACAACTGCATATAAGAACAGCGGTGAACCTGCAATATACCCTTCACACCAAGAAGTGATGCTTGAACTGTTTGATGGGTGGTCATGATGGGCAAAAGTGTTAAAGTTTACACCAAAGGACTTGAACAGTTCAGGGATAGGTTGCAACAATTGAGTGAAGAACAAGTCCAAATATTCATTACTTCATGTGCCAAAGAACTTGCTGCAAGGTTATTGGCGAAAGTAATTAAAAGAACACCTGTTGGTGATTATGGAAAGTCCATCATGCGTGATGAAACAGGTGAAGCTATCCGATACAAAAGCGGAAAGAACAAAGGCAAGGTCAAAAAGCAAGTGGTTAAGAAAGGTGGCACATTAAGAAGGGGATGGACAGCTAAAACCGAAGCAGAAGCTGAAAGTGGCACAGGTAAAGGCAAGGATGCAGTTGAATATGCAAATTCGCTGCCAATTCGGAAAGTTGGTAGTGATTACATCATTGAAATTATAAACCCTGTTCATTATGCATCCTATGTTGAATTTGGTCATAGAACCGCTAATCACAAAGGTTGGGTTGAAGGAAAATTCATGTTGACTATTTCAGAACAGGAACTTGAAGCTGATGCACCAAGGGTGATTGAAAACAAGTTGATTAAGTACCTGGGGGAATGCTTCAAATGATAAACAAAATTATTGATGGTATATGTGAAAAATTAAATGAATCATTCGGTGATGGGTACGAAATTTACACTGAATTGAAGAACCAGGGTTTGAAAGAACCCTGTTTTTCTGTTACATGTGTGAATCCCATCAGCAGTCAGGTGTTAGGTAATCGGTATTTCAGAAACAACTTGTTTTCCATCTTGTATTTCCCTGCATCCAAAGAACCCAAAAATGAATGCTATGCGGTTCTTGAAAAATTATACCTTGCACTTGAAACAATCAAAATCAAAGAAACCCTTCCTGATAATACGGTAAGAGAAAGTTTGGTCAGGGGTACAAACATGCATGGTGAATTGGTTGATGATGTTCTGAATTTCCTTGTAAACTTCAACATGTTTGTCTATCAAGTTGAAGATGCAGACCTGATGGAAGAAGTGGTTCAAAAATCTGATTTGAAGTAATGAAAGGATGGATGATAACCATGGCAAAAGAAAATAAAGAAACTGATGCAATTGAAGTTAAGTTTTCAAAAAGTCAGTTGATTGAATCCAAAAGGTTCAGCGGTTTGAAAGACCTGCTGAACACAATCTTGGAAGATGGCAAAGAATACACTTTGGATGAAGTTGTGTCCAAAGTGGATAAATACATGAAAGGTAAGGTGAACTAATATGGCACTGGGCGGTGGTACTTTTGTTACACAAAATAAAATTCTTCCTGGCAGCTATATCAATGTAATTAGTGCAGCTTCCGCAAGTGCAGAACTGTCTGACAGAGGAATTGTTGCAGTTCCTTTAGCACTGAAATGGGGTCAGGAAGGTGCTGTCATCACAGTTGAAAAAGGTGATTTCCAAAAGAACTGCTTCAAGCTGTTTGGATATTCCTATACTGATGATGAAATGAAACCTTTGCGTGAAATATTCATGAATGCGGTTAAGGTACTTGTGTACAGGCTTGGAACAGGTACAAAGGCACAGAATACTTTTGCAATTGCAAAACATGCAGGCACAAGAGGTAATGACATAAAGATTGTAATTTCAACCAATGTTGATGATGCAACCAAATCTGATGTCAAAACCTATGTCGGCAGTCAGCTTGTTGACAGTCAAACTGTTCTGACAGCAGGAAAAACAACAGCACTTGCTGACAATGACTTTGTTGTTTGGAAGGATGATATTGCGCTTTCCAATACAGCAGGTACACCATTGACAGGCGGTGCAGATGCAAGCATAATTGGTGCAGACCACTCAACAGCACTTGGTGCTTTGGAAGCTTATGCTTTCAATGTGCTGATTTGTGATTCAAGTGACAGCACTACAAAAGGACTTTACAGTAATTTCACAAAGCGGATGCGTGATGAAATCGGCATCAAGTTCCAGTGTGTTGTTCATAAGTACACCACACCTGATTATGAAGGTGTTGTTTCTGTTGAAAATAATGACACACCCGAACTGGTTTACTGGGTTGGCGGTGCTTTGGCAGGATGTGCAATCAATAAGTCCTTAACCAATAGGCAGTATAATGGTGAATACACAGTTGATGTTGACTATACACAGACTGAACTTGAAGCTGCCTTGCTTGCAGGAAAGTTTATATTCCATGCTGTGGGTGATTCGGTCAGAGTGCTTGAAGATATCAACTGCCTTGTTACCACAACTGCTGACAAGGGTGATGTATTCAAAGACAATCAGACTATCAGAGTTATTGACCAAATTGCAAATGACATTGCAACCTTGTTCAATACAAAATACCTGGGTGTTGTTCCGAATGATGCATCAGGCAGAATCAGCCTTTGGGCAGACATTGTAAAGCATCATGAACAGTTACAGACCATCAGAGCAATTGAGAATTTCAGTGATTCTGATGTATCTGTCACACAGGGCAATACAAAGAAATCAGTGGTGGTCAATGATGTTGTGACCATTGTGAACACAATGACACAGCTTTATATGACCTGCATTGTGCAGTAAAGAAAGGGGTGTAATTTGCAATGCTTAACAACATAGTTATGAAAGGCAAGGATGCGATTTCTGCAAAACTTGCTGAATGCTTTATCACCATTGAAGGCAACAGATACAACTTCATGCAGATGATTAACTTTGAAGCAAAGTTTGAAAAAAATAAGACCGAAGTTCCCATACTGGGTAAAACTGGTGTTGGGAATAAGGCAACTGGTTGGAAAGGCAGCGGTTCTGCAACTGCACATTATAACCAGTCAGTTTTGAGAACTCTTTTGCAAAGATACAAAGACACTGGTGAAGATATTTACTTTGAAATTCAGGTCACCAATGATGACCCTACAAGTGCAGCAGGCAGGCAGACAATTGTATTCCTTGATTGCAATACTGATGGGGGCATCCTTGCGAAGTTTGATGCTGATGGTGAATACCTGGATGAAGATATTGACTTCACCTTTGAGGACTTCAAGATGCCTGAAACATTCAAACTTCTTGATGGTATGGTATAAAACACAAGTATAATGCCCCTTGGGATAGTTCGGTCTTGTGCGAACACCCAAGGGGTGTTTTTTCATTATTTACATTGAAAGAAAGGTGGATATTATGTCAAATTTGAAACTGTTTTTGAAACAGAATAAGAAAATCAGGGAAAATACAACTTACCCTGCAACCAAATCCCTTTGTGATGAAAATGGGAATCCCCTACTTTGGGAAATCAAACCACTGACTACAAAAGAAAGCGAAGATATTCGTGAATCCTGCATGGTTGAAGTTCCTGTAAAAGGTAAACCAGGAATGTTCAGACCGAAGTTGAACACTTCATTGTACCTTGCAAAGATAATGGTTGCATCCATTGTGCATCCAAATCTTTATGATGCTGAATTGCAGGACAGCTATGGGGTAAAGACCCCCGAAGAACTTTTGAAAGAAATGATTGACGACCCTGGTGAATACAATGACTTTGCTGCATTCATCCAGGAATTCAACGGTTTTAATACAACCCTGGAAGAAAAGGTTGAAGAAGCAAAAAACTAATTGAAGAAGGTGACAGTGATGCAATCTTTGCACATTATTGCTTGCATAGACTGCACATGTTACCTTCTGAATTCGTCAACCTTGACCCACAGGAAAAAGCTTTTGTGATTGCATCCATAAAAATCAAGATGGAAGCAGAAAAAGCCGAAGCTGAAAAAATCAAAAAAGCAAGAAAAAGAAAGTGATAATCTTTGACAAGAAAGGCAGGTGATTGAATGTGGCAACTATTCAAACAGCTATAAGGCTGACGGATATGATGACTTCCCCACTGATGAATATAACACAGGCATTGAATATGACCGTCAGTGCATTTGAAGCTATTGAAAACAAAGCAAATTCGGCTTTTGATGCAGCAGAACTTGACGGTGTAAGGGAAAGAATCAATGCTGCTAATATTGAACTGAATGAAGTGGTGGAAAACATCAGAAGAAACACCGAAGAACAGGAAAAATTCAATCAATCTTTGAACACTGGTGTTTCTCACAGCAATAAACTGTTGTCATCTATAAAAAAAGCTGCTGCTGCATACTTGTCATGGAGAGCAGTTGTAAGGACATTGAACTTGTCTGATACAATGGCTTTATCCGAAACAAGATTATCCTTGATTGTGGATGATGGTGGTTCTGTTGAAGAACTGGAAAAGAAAATATTTGCTTCTGCACAAAGAGCAAGGGCGAATTACCAAGATACAATAGACATTGTTTCAAAGCTTGGATTG